TAAGAAAGGTTGTAACTATGTATTCAGCGAGATACCTAACGACACAGATGGTCAAGAGTTTGTTGACACTATGAAGAAGTATCTTAACAAAGACTCATACAAGATGAGAGTACGTGGACAACACATCAAGGAAGAACTCAAGGGTACAGGTGCTACCTCTTGGGGTCAAGGTTTGAATGAGTCATCACACATGAGAGTTTATGTGGATGTTAAATAAGTTATTGTTTATAAAGGAGAAATGATATGCCTATATATGATAAAAATGGAGACATAGAGCATTGGTGTTGGTATGATATCTTTTGGGATGATGAAAAGAAAAGACTTGAGAATCCCAAAAATTGGTTAAGAAATTTATATGAGATGGCAGATGAATGGGATTTACCTTGGTTTATTATGGGTAAAGTATATTGGTTACATGACTACATGCAATGGAGACGTAGCCCTAGGGGTGTGACTTCAACTTATATAAAACCATATAAGAAAAAATATATACTTAGAAGTGAGTTTGATGTTGAAGACTTTAGACCTGATGGTATAGGAGATGTCATGTATACTGACTATGACTATAGGGAGTTTCATTCGTTAGAAAATATGCTACGATTTCTAAAAAATAATATTACTTATGAAAATAAAATGAAACCTAAGCTAGATACAGTAGAAGAATTTTGCCAAGAGTTTAGCTTTGAAGTTTATGAAAGGTTATACTAATGCAATTATCTAATCTAGTAGATAAGTATTATTTATCTAATGATTTCAATGTGTTAGCTGATAAAACTAAACATGATTATCAATATTGTGCAGGAGTTTTATTGGCAACTGAAGTTGATGGCAAAAGTGTGGCAGGAATAAGTCTTGCTAAAATGACGGGAGCAATAGCTCGAAGAGCCTATGAGCAATGGCTTGGTCGTGGAATATATCAGGCTAATGCTATCACATCTGTAGCACGTAAGATATATTCCTTTGGAATGGAGATGGGTTATGCTGAGAGTAATCCATTCGCTACATACAAAAGAAAAACACCTCATGCTAGGAATACTGTATGGACAAAGGAACAGGTAGCACAGTTTTTGGATGTAGCTTATACTGATTTTAAGTACAGAAACATAGGATTGATTGTGCAAATGGCTTACGAATGGTGTCAAAGAGTGGGAGATATGAGAATGTTGCAGTTTTCTAGCTTAGATTTTGATAAAAGTGTGCTAAATTTGCAACAGTCCAAGAGAAGAAGCGTAGTTCACCTACCAATTTCACTTGACTTATTAGAAATGCTTAAACAACAGGCAAAAGATTATGACTTTCAGCCCTATGTAGCACCCTATCCTACTGCAAAGAGAGGTAAGTATGCACCATATACTATGCAAAGGCTGTCGAAAGTGGCACGTAGAGTGATGGACTTAGCTAATTTACCTGACACACTACGTATTTCTGACCTAAGACGTACAGGAACTACAGAAATGGTAGAAGCAGGGGTATCTATGGGTCAGATTATGTCTGTTACAGGTCATGCAAACCCACAATCTGTGAAACCTTACATGAAAAATACGTATGCTAGTGCAGAAAGTGCATTGACATTACGAAAAAGTCATGGTAAAAGCAATTAAATGCCGACAAGGAGAGTGATATATGAATATTAATATGTACATTAATGACTTAGATTTAAGTATAGGAGAAAGTAAAAGGCTTAACTGTCCATTTTGTAATGGGTATAAAACTTTTACTGTCACCAACAACATGGGTCAGATGTTATGGAACTGTTATAAATCTTCTTGTCAACTGTCAGGCTCTAAACGTGTGTCATTATCTGCTAGTGATATAAAAAAGCACAGACAGGATGTGGAGAAAGACAACGAACCCTTCGTGATGCCTGAGTATATAGTGCCTTACGATAAAGAAAATTATTATGATATACCTAAAGACAAGCTTATGTATGATGTTAAGGAACACAGAGTTGTTTTCCCTGTCATACATGAAGGCAGAATTGTTGATGCCAATGGCAGGTCCTTAGGAAAAAGAATACCTAAATGGAAACGATATGGAAAAAGTGACTTGCCTTTTGTCTCAGGACATGGTAAGGTCGCAGTAGTTGTTGAGGATTGTGTGAGTGCTTCAGTCTTAGATAGTGAAGTATATGTTGGGGTAGCAGTATTGGGTACGTCATTATCCGAATCTCACAAGAGGTATCTCTCACAATTCTCAACAGCAATAATAGCACTAGACCCTGATGCTCTACCCAAGACGATGGCATTTGCAAAGGAACTGAGAGCCTACGTAAATGATGTTAAGGTGCTAAGATTGCAAGATGATTTGAAGTACAAGAAGAAAGATGATATAGAAAACTTAATTAACTTAACCCCAAAGGAGAACCAATATGGAACTATCCCTACTACGTAGCTTAATGAACAAAGATTTTTACACAGACCATCGTGGTTCTAAGTGTCCTGATAGACTGTTCAGTAAAGATGCAAGAAAACTAAAGCATACTATTGATTATGCTATGAATAAATACAAACGAGATGTAACACCTGATGAGGTGGAAGCATTGTTCATGGCGAACAATCCATCTATGACTACTGCACAGAAGCAAGGCTATAGTTCTTTATTCAATACAGTAAAACGTGAGCAACCTATGGGTACTGACGTGGCACAGGATGTGCTGTCTAAGTTGTTTCAACAAGTCATAGGTGAGGACATAGCTAATCTAGGATTTGATTATGTGAATGGTGCAGAGAAAAGCCTTAGACCATTACGTGATTTACTTGACAAGTATAATGATAACTTCCTACCTGAAGTAAAGATTGAGTGGGATGATATATCTTTTGATACCATCATGGCAAAGCAATCTGTACAGATGAAATGGACATTCAATATACCTGAGATGGCACGTAAGGTAGAGGGTGTAAATGCAGGATACCTTGTTGAGATAGGAGCAAGACCTAATACAGGTAAGACTTCTTTCCATGCGTCTATGTTAGTAGGTCCTGGTGGTATGGCAAGACAAGGAGCTAAGTGTGTAGTCTTATGTAACGAAGAGTCTTATGACAGAGTTGCATTCAGATATATACAAGCATCGACAGGCTTTCCAAAGGAAAAGATACAGGCTAACATTCAGGAAGCTAAAACTATCTACCAAGATGTAACCAAGAACGTAAAGATTAAAGACGTTAGTGGTGAAGATATGTCTTGGGTAGAAACAATGTGTAAGTCAGAGAGACCTGATATAGTTGTACTCGATATGGGAGATAAGTTTGCTAGGTCGGGTAGTTACTCTAGACCTGATGAGATGCTGAAAGCTAATGCAATATATGCTAGACAGATTGCAAAGACGTATGGTTGTGCTGTATTTTATATGTCACAGTTGTCAGCGGAAGCTGAAGGTAGACAGGTTCTTAATCAAGCTATGATGGAAGGCTCACGTACAGGAAAAGCTGCTGAAGCAGACTTGATGTTATTGATTGGTCAACCTGCTCAAGTAGAAGGGGTTGACGAACAGTCAACTTTAAGGCATATTAATGTTGTTAAGAATAAAGTAACAGGATGGCATGGTATGATTAATTGTAATCTTGATTACAGAATAGCTAGATTTACAGCATAGAGGAGTAGATATGAAACTTACAATAGATGTAGAAAACACTGTCACTAAACGTGATGGTAAGATGTATCTCGACCCATTTGAGCCTGACAATAAGCTTGTTATGGTTGGATGCTTGACAGATAAAGGAAAAGAATATTTATATAGAGATGACTTCAGTGGTGTGCAACAACACTTAGATGACGCTACTATATTAATAGGACACAACATAGCATACGATTTAATGTGGCTATGGGAGTGTGGCTTCAAGTATGATGGTCCTGTCTTTGATACAATGCTAGGCGAATACGTCTTGCAACGTGGACAGAAAGAACCATTATCACTAGAAGCTTGTGCTGAAAGGTATGAGTTAGATACTAAGAAGCAGGATACCTTGAAGGAATATTTCAAACAGGGTATAGGTGTTGACGAGATACCACCTGAAGAATTATCATCCTACTTGTCAGCAGACTTACATGCAACACAGCAGTTAGCAGAAAAGCTAACAAAAAGATTGATGACTGCAGATTCGGCATTGATGGAGTGTGTTGTACTTACTAACAGAGTGTGTGTTACCCTTGCTCATATATATAACACAGGATTTGCTGTGGATGAGGAGAAACTAGAAGAGGTTAGGTTTCAGTTTGAGTCTGAGAAACTAGAGATAGAGAAAAGACTACAGGTTCAGATTAGAAATCTAATGGGTGACACACCTATTAATTTAAATAGTCCAGAGCAAATGTCTTGGGTTATATATAGTAGAAAGCCACATGATAAAACTATGTGGGCTAATGCCTTTACTCCCTATATGGACAAGAATCACTTCAATGATACTGTATCTAAGAACTCAAGCATCGTATATAAAACAAAAGCTGTATCGTGTAGAGGTTGTAATGGTACAGGTCAGATAAGAAAGGTAAGAAAGAATGGAACTCCTTACGCAAATACCACTAAGCACCTTGACTGTGGTGGTTATGGTTATAGTCTTCAATCTCTTGGATTAGTAGCAGGACTAAAATTTAAAGCACCAAACTCTAAGTGGGTATCTGCTAATGGCTTTGGTGTTTCTAAGACTAACTTAGATATGCTACAGAGTATGGCTAAACGTAACAGCATGACAGATGCTGTCAATTTCTTGACAGATGTTAAACGTTTATCAG